GGCGTCGGGGTCGTTGTCGTCGCCGATCCAGGCAACGCCGATGACTAGCGCGACCTCGATCGCGTCGGGCATCTCCGTGTCTCGGATGGCCAGCACTCGGCCGAGCGAGACGTACGAGCCGGGGTCAACAGCGGCAACCTCCGTCACCACGTGTGTCACCAGCTCCGTGAGGTCATCCGCCGTAGGCGTGGATTCCTCGCACAGGGCCAGGGGCCAGCTCATCCACCGGTAGATACCGGCGAGGGCTGCCGGTTCCAAGTCCAGCTCAACCCGGATGTCACTCATCGGGCATCACCCACGACCGACCGGGCGAGGGCCGCTTGCATCCGGGCCAACCGGAGATCCGTCATCGCCGCGTAGACGCCCAGGTCTTGAACCTCTTCCCGGGCCATCTTGATGAGTTCGAGCGGGGTCATCTCCTCGAACGCCTGGAAGGGGTTGCCGTTCTTGTCGCGCTTCTCGTACTGCTCTGCGCCAGTCCCGCTGATGCGCTCGACCGCGCCGAACAGGAATATGTTCACGGCCAAGCCCAGATCAGACGACGAGATCCCGAAGTTCATCAGGCCAGGCGGGTATTTGATACTCAAAGCTCGACTCCTATCTTCGATATCAGCGCTTCCGCGCCGTGCTCCATGACGAGCGAATTGACGTCGTGGCCCTGGCCCTGATGGGTCATGGGGATGATGCGAGCGGCCTTGATCTGGCCAGCTACCTTCTCGGCGAAGCCCTGCCCGGCTCCCTTGTCGTCCTGGTCGGCGAGGATGAACACGGCGTCGTAGCCGTCAAAGGCCCGGTAGAAGAACCGGGCCCACGAATTCGCACCCGGTACGCCCACGGCCGGTAGCCCGACCTGAAAGGCGGTCATCGTGTCTATCTCGCCTTCGCAGAGGCAGATATAGCGTTCGTGCCGAAAGAAGCCCTCAGGGTGGTAGAGGCGGGATTCTTCCCCGGGTTCGGATAGGTACTTGGGGCCTGTGCCGTCGCCGATGCGACGGAACCTCGTAGCCACGATCCCGGCCCTAGTCACATAGGGAACTGCCAGGTGACCCCGGTACTTCTCATGACCCGGCAAAGGGTCGGCGACGTAGCCCAGCCGAAAATATGTCTTGCTGTCCGCGCTCAGTCCCCGCATCGTCGTCAAATACTCGTCGGCGGGTGACCCGCGAAGGGCCTTGCTGTATGTCTCCGTCGCCTGCGCCAAATACGCCAGCCGCGAACTCGCGAGCTTCACGAAAGCTCAATCCCTCCCTTGCCTGAATGAGTGCCCAACCGTCCCCACCGATTCCACAGGTGAAGCAAAAGAACAGCCCGGTATCCGTGTTGACCGAGCCGGAAGGCGATCGGTCCTCCCCGTGAAAGGGGCATCGCATGGGCCGTTCCCGGCCCTCTGGGACGTGCGATGCGCCGTAATGTTCGAGTACCTGAGCGATGTCAAGCTTCGGAGCGGAGAAGCCTTGTGAGCGCTTCTTTGTCATTGCGCAACTCCTCCAGTTCCTTCACGATCTCGAACCACTGGCCAACGGGCATGAGAATGACCCCATCCCGCATGTGCTTGCCTCTGAGCTTGAGCGCGACGCAGTAGAGCCGGACCCCGGCGTTCTTGGCCTGCTCCCCGGCGTCCTTGATGAACTCGGGAATCTTGGGGGTGGCTACGCTCTTGACCTGAATGACCCATCCGGGGATTCCGTGGATATCGCCCCGGTCTTTGTTGCCGTAGACGTTGCCGTTGCGCCCGGCCTCATATCCGTGTTCGGCGGCAGCCTGGACGAATTCTGTTTCGCCCCGGTAGCCCTTGGATTTGCTGGCGCGACCATTAGTCATCCGGTCACCGCCATTCGTTCGAGATCGACAGCCAGCGGAAGGAACCATCCGCCGGAGGGGTCAGACTTTCCGGTCCGGTTTTTCACCGGGCTCACACCGATAGACCGAGAGCCCTCGAAGGAATCTCCGCCGATGCGGTGAAGCGCCAAGACCAACTCCGGGACCTTCGACACCTTGCCCCGGAGAGACGACAGAGACGGGGGCTTAGTGCCGTCGTCAAAGTCGCCTGTCACATGGTGAAGACCGACCACACAAGCGCCGGTTTCCCGGGCCAGCTCATGCAGAAAGTCACAGGTCCCTTCAAGGGATTGGAAACCATCCGTGTTCAGCTCGTTGTCGAGATTCGAGATGTTGTCAACAACGATGAGTGAGGGCCAGTCGCCGTAAACCTGACGGAACGCTTTCAGTTCCTCTTCGACGTCCGTCGCCGTGGGCGACGCCTTGAAGTCAAACTGAATGTGCGACCACTTGTGTAGCTGCACATCAAGCGTTTCCGTCATTCCCGCGTCTAGGGCCTGCTCTATGTCCCACGTCGTCCAGCCCGAGACCATCGCGGCAGCGCGAATAGTCATGGTGGCCTGGTCCGTGTCCGCCGAGAAGTACAGGCATGGCAGACCGGCCCGGATAGCGAGCGTGAGGGAGAGCAGGGATTTGCCCACACCGGGGGCAGCCGCGATGAGCGCTAGCTGCCCCTGGCGGAAGTGGACACCTTGGCCGGAGAGGGCCTTGAAGACTGCGGGAAGTGGTTCACCGGCTGAGCCCCGCGTGAAGCGTGCGCGGGCAAGACTCAGCATTCAGCGAATCAGCCCCACTCGGGCGGGCACTGGTTCGCCGAGCAGAAATAGCCGCTGTACGCCTTGCCGTTCTTGTTGGTGCCGCTCTTGAAGTTGCGCAGCCCGTGAGCGCAGTACTTCGCCTCACCGCCACCCTGCGGAACCGCGGGGGGAGCTGTAAAGCCTCCGGCCGGCACAGCCGAAGCCTGAGCCGGGGGAAGCACCTGAGCCCCCAGAACCTCACCCAGGACGCCACCGGTCTTGAACGCGCCGATGGCACGGCCGAGCACAGCGAAGAAGTCAGAGTCCGGAGCCGCGAGCGACGCCAACGCGGCGTGTAGCTCCTCCTCGTTGTCGGACTCGACGGTCAGCCAAGGGGCGTCATGCCCCGGTCCGTACTTCAGAGACGTGTTGTACTTCAGGGTCAAGGTCTGAGCCTCCGTAGGTGTCTCGGTCTTCCCCCACCGCGTCGCACCAGCGCGCCACGGCACACGTTCGGCAGGCGTCCCCGGGGGACGGGATGAAGACGCCTGCTTTGACTGCGCGGTCCAGCCGCGCGAACCAGCGGCCCAGACGGTCCGCCGTGTAGCCGCTCAAGTCGGCTGGCTTGGTCGGTGCGTTGTTCTTGCACATGAAGTAGTCGCCCCAGCGGGGGCGAATCCCGTACTGCTGCTCTATGGCTTCGGCGTAGACGCCGAGCTGAAGCGGGCTGTCGGGAAGCTTGGTTCCGGTCTTGAGGTCTCGCACATGCAAGCCCCCGTCAGGGGCTTCTAGAACCTGGTCGATGAAGCCGACGACTTCGACGCCACCGAGCGTGATGCGGAACTCCAACTCGACGGCGGGGCCGTCTGGGGACTCCCAGATCACGAACGGACTTGACCGGACAGCAAGGCAGTAGCCGATGACCTGATCGGCTCCGCGCGAGCGGCGCCGGCCAGCATCTGTAAAGCCTGTCGTCTTCGAGCCGGTGAGCCACTTCGACATGTCGGGCTCCCGGGCCTGCATCTCTGCTAGACCGGCGTCCCAAGCCGCGTAGTAGACCTCCAGCGCGCCGTCATGACCGATCACCCGCCCGGAGCGCTCGAAGGCTTCTACGGCCGCGTGTACGGCCGTGCCCTGGAGTGTCCACGCGGCGGGCGTCTGCGGGGCCCTAGCGACTCGTTCGAGCCTGTAGGACTCTCCGCAGCGGGCCCAGGTGGTGAGCTGTGAGACGGACCGGTGTGTGGCCGTCAGGACCCGTCCTCGGAGGACTTGAACTCGAAGATGCCGGACCGCATGTAGTCGTTGAGCCAGCCGTACCGCTTGGCTTCGTCCAGCTCTCTTGCCTGGCGGATCGCTGCCGCGAGGCTCCGGGCGAACTCGTCGAGCTGCGGAAGCGTGATCGACGTTTCGGCGAAGACGCTTGATCCCTCCGTGAGGGACAGCGCCAGGACCACGTCACCGCTTGACGTGGTGATCGCCTGGAAGCCGAAAGTGTCCTCGGGGTACTCGCCGGACCTGAACTCGTGCCGGGCCCCAACCTCAACCGTCTTACTCAAACGTGACCTCCCTGCGTCAAGTGAGTTACACAGAGGGCGCAAGAAAGGGCCCACCCGCTAGTGCGGGAGGCCCTGAATTCTTTTACTCGGCGTAGACGACAATCGTCGTGCCCGGTAGAAGCCCTCTGTCGGCCGCTGTCTCAGCGGCACAAGTAGAACAGTAGGGCACTCGTACGCCTGCGTCAATCGAGTTACGATAACTACTTTCCGCGAGGGTGCGGCTACCGGCTATGAAGATGAGGGTTGACCGTTCAAAGCTCCACTCCCACGCTTCCGCGCCGAGGTCAACGTGAAGCTGGTACTCACCGAGAAAGCGGCCTAGGGCTGCGCCCGAACCCACCCCGCATACGGCGCATTTCATTTCGCCCAATGCGGACACAACTACGTCCGCTTGCACCGCCGTCCCCGCCACTGACTGACTCCGTTCTCCGGACGCGGTCCGGCCGTACCGATGCGCTAACTTCCTGCCTGACCTGGAGCCCTGCCGGGTCGGCTGTCCGCCGTGGACCACACCCTAGGGCCTTACTTCAAAGCTGTACAAGGCACTTCGTTGACCCAAAATTTACCTACCGGCGCCCACAAAAAAGGGCACCCGCTCCACGCGGGCACCCTTACTTTTCGCTGACTTACTGGTTACAGCTGGTAATACTGATCCTTGGGCGTGTCCTGCCGCCTTTTGGCGTAGTACAGGAGCCCATGCTCCGGCGACGCCGGGTTGCCGGGGTCGGGACCAAGGTCCCGGTCAAGCATGACGACAGTGTCCGTGGCGTCCCGCTCCGCCTTCCAGTTCCGGAAGGTGACCAGGTTGCGGCCCTTCAGCTCCAGCTCTGCCGCCTCCTCGCGGCTGATCTCCTGCTCTTCGGCTACAGCCTCAACGCGGAGCGCCGCACGGAGACCCCTCGCAGCGGGCGAGTGAGCGGCCGGGCCGATGCCCTGCCAGGGCAGCACGCGAGTGCTGGCGGCACGCCCAGGGCCCCATCCGGCCAGCCGGGCGACACGTCTGATCGACTGAGGCTGCACACCGTATTTCTCGGCGAGTTCGGCCGTGGTCTTACCGGCCTCAAGCTGCGCCGCGATCTCGGCATTAGAAGCCTTGATCACTCGTTCGGTTCCCATGGCTACCGATGTCCCATCCAACCAATAGTCATGCCCCCTGCGGGCCGCGCGGGCCGGTTTGCCGACCGCATGGGGATTACTCTAAGCGATCCTATCTCCCTTGACAAGCGAGCCTAAATCTAAAGCGTTGCCTTACGCCGCAGGTCAAGGGGGTTATGCTCATTAAATCTATAAGGGTCCTGCGTTTACGGGGGGCAACTATTACACGCTGTAGCAAATAAACCAGCGGGCCGAGCGACTGGGTTCGTTGCACGTCAGAACTAATGAGTTCGAACGCGCGTTCTAGAACCAAGGACGCCCCGTCAATACCACGGAGCACCCCTCGAATCCGCTCAGTAAAGGATCGGCAAAACAGTGTGAGCAGACCATGAGAGGGTAGGGCACCGTGCCGGCCATGCGCTGTAAAGCGGCTAGCGCTCCCGGAACCCTTCGAGGAACCGGCGGAACACGCCGCCCTCGCGCGGCAGCGGCTTCAGGGGCGGCAGCGGCGCAGTCCGACGAGTCGCTATCGGCTGGTCATAGTCCGTGGTCAGAATCGCGTCGATGGTCTGCTGTTCGTCGAAGTCCTCGGAGCCCGGGAGCGTGGGGACGAAGCCCACCAATACCCCATCCCGAAGCACCTGCGCTTCTAGCGCGACGGTGTTGTCTGTATCCCACTCTGCTTGCCGACCATCGGGGAGCATCACGCGCACGCCGAACTGGTAGACGCTCACCTTCGCCATGTGTGCGTCCACGCCGCGTTCGCGGAGGGCATCCACGACGCGGCGGGCACGGTTCTCATCCATGGCGTCAGAATAATTGGTGTCGCTGAGACGGCCCTGAGGACACGCGCAGAGCCGCCTTAGAGCAGGTCAGCCGGTGTAGGTGAGGCTAAAGGTACACGGACCGTATGACGTAACTGGGCTGGAGAGGCCGGTTAGCCCATACGGGGCGTGTCCCACTCCGTTCTCCGCTTTAAAGCTCTCGGCCGGCACAGCGTCCAGGGACGTGATGAGGTCCGCGAACAGCTTCCCCGTGATGACGAGCGGCGGAACCAGCGGCACCCGGTAGATAGGGCTACCGCCTCCCCGCTCATTCAGAAGCGCCACCAGTTCGGGCCAGGTGCCGCGCTTCATCCAATCGAATTGCCAGCGTTGCACCTTCCGCCAAAACCCGTACTCCTCGGGGAGGTCACGCCAGGCGATGCCTGTGCGAAGCTTCAGCAGGATTCCGTTCACGACCAATCGCGGGTGCGACCCTCCCCGGAGATTGGGCATGCTTCCACACTGGGACAAGAACGCCTCGACCTCCGGCCACTCCTCCTCAGACACCTCTGCGGGGATAAGGCTTCCGGTCTTCAAGTGCCAGTCCACGGCTTCGCCCTTGTTCCCGCCGTTGTCCACCATCACCCGGTGATCCTGCGGGGTGACCTCGACGTCAAACATGGCGATGATCTCGGCCCGCTCGGGCCGCTCCATCGACAGCAGGCGGCCCGCAGCGCCAGACGCTAGGGCGCTGATGCGTTCAATCTGCCCGGTGGCCTGCTCATTCTGCTGAAGCCAGTGCTGAGCCTCAGCAAGCTGCGTCTCCATGTCCGCAAGCTCTTTCTTCAGCGTCTTGGTTGCGGCAGCCATAATCTCTGCATCGACGCCCTGTTTCACGTAGTCGATGACCTGCCGCTCAATAAGATCCTTCTGCTTCTTAACCTGCTTCATCAGGGACGCTTCGCGTTCCTGGTACTTCTCCCGGTTCCCGGGCAGCGCAGCTATCCAGTCTTGGGCGAGGGCGCGAAGCCGCTTGTCGTCGCCCAGGAGCTTGACGACCTGTTCCCACACGGCTTGCTCAACAGCGTCAGCGTCGAGCCGTCCGTCATTGCAGCGCTCTTCCTTGTTCTTCACGTAGAAGGCGAGCCCTCCTTGGCACACGTATCCACGCTTGTTGTAGCTTGCCCGCGCCATGTTGCCCACGTACACGTGGCCGCATGAGCCATGGATGCGCTTCGACAGCGGGTATTGCTCGTTCGGGCGCCGAGCGTTCTTCGGCTCCAGGCGCTTCATGGCTGCCCTGAGCGCCGTAACCCTCTCGGCCGGAAGCATCTGCGGGACGGGGATCTGTATCGACTCGCCGTAGACCGGCGTTCCGTCTTCCCACACCTTTGTCTTGTTCGCGCCGTACCCGGTGGTCTTGCGGTACGTCACGTAGCCGTCAAGGGCGGTGTGCCGCAGTCGCAGATGAAGGTTCGCCCCGTCCCATGGCCCGCCGGACCGATTGAAGAGGCCCAGCGAGTTCAGCGCCGTGGCCGTCTGGCCGTAGGTAAACCCCTCGTCCACCAGCAGGGAGACGGCCTCTTCCAAGACGGTGATCTCGGCAGCGCAGGGGCCAAGAGTCGATCCCCGCTGCCCCTTGCCCACGATCTCACAGCCATACGGCGCCGGACCGCCAGGCCAGCCCCCAAGGGCTACCTTAATCTCCTTGCCGCCCATGGTGCGCTCACGGATGCGCTGATACTCCATCTCGGCGAACTCGACATAGCGCATGAAGCGCTCCATGCCAAACGGCTCGCTGGTGTCAATGCGCTCATGAATCGAGATGAAGTGAACGCCGATGTCTTGCATTCGCCAAACCCACTGAAGGGATGCCCGGACGGTCCGGCCGATGCGGTCCACCTTGGGGACAACGATGCAGTTGACCTTTTTCGCGTGGGCGAGCGCTTCGACCTTTTCCATCTCGTCGCGGGTTTCGAGCGCACCGCTAACAGCCAGGTCATAGAACCGGCCGACCACGGCAGCCGTGGGGTTCTCGCGCTCCCACTGGTCGAACGAATGATCTTGATCTGCAACCCCGTAGCCGAGTACCTGATCCGCCGTAGACACCCGCCCGTATGCCGCCGCGCGAAGTTGCGCGTTGCGGAGGCCGGGGTCACGAAAACGAGTACCGTTCGTCATGTCAGTCCTTCCAGACTGGCCAGACCCCGGGGTGTTAGCGCACCGCCGGGGTCACCCATGTTCAGGCTCTTACGGCTGGTCCACGTCGAAGAGCAGCCCCAGGAGCCTGCGATATTTGGCGGAGTCGGGCTCCGCCGCACACGTCCAAGAGGTAACGTGCGGGCCGGACCGTGCGCCGTGTCGAAACCTAGCAGTGTTCTCATTGCCGTCGCTATCCACTGCTGTCGAGTTGATACGGCGCTGAATGGTCACCCGGATACCTCCAATCAGGCCCGCCACCTGCGGGAACAAGCTCAAGTGTAACCCATTTGACGCACGACGTGTCAAGGGAGATACGACAAAAGGCCCCCTGCCCGAAGGCAGGGGGCTACCCGTTTCCAGTAGGCCGGCCGAGCGCTTTACAGCGTTCCGCGGTTAGTGCTGAGGCGGCAGGACCGCCGGGCCCGAAGGCGTGGACACGGTCAGGCCCGACGTAGCCGCAGCCTTCATGACGTCCTGGATGGTCTTCTCCGCGTCCTTCACGGTGGCCTTCACGTCCTGGACGATGACCGGGCCGCCGCCCGGCGCCGGGGTGTGAAGGGCGATGTTCAGCAGATCGGCAGTCTTCTGAATCGGAACCACCCGGGACCGCAGAAGCGGCGCGGACGCCGCCGTGAGCAGAGCGGGAATGTAGGACCGCCAGTCATCCCCACCCGCGACAGCGGAGCCGATCGACACCAGGGCCGACAGGCCCTGAACTACCCAGACCGGCTCAGTAGCGGCCTTGAACTTGAACAGAGACAGGTTCATGCGTTCCCCCTTGGATTAGAACTTGCAGATCTCGGACTGAGTGAGAGGCCCGGCGACGCCGTCCGGACCGCCTACGCCCCCGGTCCAGAGCCAAGAGCGCAGCGACAGGAAGTAGCGGACGTTCGCGGTCGTGATAGAGCCGTACCAGCCCGTGACAGGCTGGCTGTAGCCGCGATCCGCTAGGCACTGCTGAATGCGCCGGACGTCGTCACCAGACGCGCCGTAGGACAGCACCCGCGTGTGCGCGGGACTGGTCGGCGGAGCCGATGCCGGAGGCTTGCTCACGGGAGCCGGAGGCTTCGGAGTGGTCGGCTTCGTCGGAGTCGGAGAGCCGGCCGGAGGCTTTACAGTCGGCCCCGCGGTTGCCGGGGCCGTGGCCGCAGGAACCTTGAGAACGTCTCCCGGCTGAATCGCGCTCGGGTGCTTCGCCTCGCCCGGGTTCGCTGCGAGCAGAGCCGACAGGGACACGCCCAGGACGGCCGCGATACCCCAGAGAGTGTCACCCTTCCGAACCGTGTAGGTCTTCGCCCCGCCAGCGGTCACGTTGCCCAGAGCGTCATATGCCGGGTAGCCGTAGCCCAGGATGTACGGCGCGCTTTCCGTGTGCCGGAACACGCCGAAGCGGCCCCCGCTGGGGTTCGTGGAGTTGCCCTCGATCGTGCCGATGGAGCCGTTCGGGTTGACCTTCTCGACCAGGCCGACGTGATCGGCCTCCCCGTCCCCATTCCAGTCGAAGAACACCACGGCCCCGACTCGGGGCTCAGAGCCCCACTGGCCCCGGCCCTTGAACCAGTTCACGTGAGCCGGGCAGTACGCGAACTTGCCGATGATGTCCGTAGCACCGGCAGTGCTACCGACCCAGGACACGAACATGTCGCACCACGACTCGGACGGCAGCCCGTACCAGTCGCTGTAAAGCGTGTCGCCGGCTGAATTCTCAGTGGTCCCGACCTGGCCCCGCGCCACGTTGAGAACAGTCTCAGTCGTCGTCATCAAACTCCCCCTTGTTTGAAACCAGCTCCGGAGCTACAGCCCGAAGCATCTTTGTGAGGCGGACAAGTTCGCCCTTGACTAGGGTCAGTTCGTCAGAAACGCGCTTGAACTCCTCGCGCATACTCGCCATGCCCGCCTCTAGACGGTCACCACGGGCCTTCTGGGCCTCCGCCTCTTCCCGCCACACCTCGATGGTGGAAACGTGCGCAGCGGCCTTCACACGGGCGCGGGCGCCCGAGCTGATGCCCAGGCCACCCGCGATGACTGCCACCGTTGAAATCACGGTCTCGTAAGACAAGACCCCCCCCCTTACATGATCGGTACATAGGTGAAGTCCGGGGAAAGCGTGATCTGAACCGTTGGCACGATCACGCCGCCCTGGGCTTGCGCCGTGACCTTCACCGATTCCACCCAACACATGTAGGCCCCATAGGGGCCGTCTCCCGGGGCGTTGTCGGGGAGGTCGAGGAACTGAACGTGCGAACCGATATCCACCAACAGCGCCGTGGCAGCCAGAGCGTTGTTGGCCACGGTGAACGTCGCCGAGTCGATTCGTGCAGTCGGTTGCAGATAGTTCGCCAGGAAGCCCCACGCATAGCCGCCGGTCGCGGCTGTGTAGTTCTGAACGGTCTGCGCCTGCTGATGCCACCCGTACTGAGACCACCCGGCAAAGCTGTTCCACGTGGTCGATCCGTCATCTCCGTTAAGCTGAACGGAAGTCCATGTCCGGTCGATGTCATTCACGTACAGCATTGCGCTATCCGGCCCGGTAGCCCCCGTGCAGTCGAACGAATACACGTCGTTCCCGGACTGCCGGAACGAACTGTCTTGGATCGACAAGGCGCCGTACCGATTGAACACGACCATGCCCATGGTCTGAGCGGCCTGCGTCTTGAACGCGTCAAGACCGGTCCCGCTGCTGAAGATCGGCACATCGGCGGGCGAGGATGCAGACCCGACCGTGAGCGGAAACGTCATGCCCGAAGCGGCCACAATCCAAGGCAGTTGGGTTTGCGTCGCGCTGATGACGCTGCCGTTGTTCACCGGAGTGTTGACGGCAAAGCCAACCGAGACAGAGAACAGGTTGACCCTGGTAGCCCAGTCCATACCGGTGTTGCCGTACATGGCCGGTGAATAGACCTCGCCACAGAACTGAGCCAGCGAAACCCCCGAAATCGGGTCGGTGAAATTTCGGTCACCGCCGATCGAGAACGCCGAAGAGTGGCCGTTGTACTGCTCGGCGACCGGGCCGAACGACTCGCCGCTAGACGAGACGACAGATATCCCGTTGTAGAAGACCTGCACCGAAGCCGTGGGCGACGCACCGCCCGAGGTGATGACCTCCATAGCCACGTGGCCACCACGGGTCATCAGGTTCGCCGGGGAACCCGGCGCGACGTTAGTCGAAGTGGCCTTACGGCCGTTCCACCCACACGACACCTGGCCAACCCCGCCGGACCCGATATACATGCTCAAGAAAGGCCCTGACCCACAGATCAGGTTGTCGCCGCCGTTCCAGACGTCGTTAGTCCCCGCGTTGTTGAACGGCCGGAACCAGAACTCGACCGAGCCCTTAGCCGGAAGCTTCCCGAATGAAAGCAAGTACTGGCATAGCGCCGTTTGGAAGTTGATGCCGCCGTTCCCCTGGGGAAGATAGCGCCCCGGAAGGCTGACGTTCGGAGCCTCGCTAATGAACATGTTGCTCACGGACGCGGTGTTAGCCGAGTAGACCTGAGCCGTACCCAATAGCTGATTGGGGGCGACATTCGCACAGTCGCCGTTTAGGTCGAGTTGCTGGCTGAGGTCCCAGGAGCCTATGCAGTTCCAGTCAGGTCGGAAGCCCAGCGACTGAGGCGCGCTTGACATCTGAGACTCGCCGAGAGCCCGCATCATGTCCGAGCACGACAGTTGCATCTGCGCAACCTGGTCGTACTCCGTGGTGCTCTCCCACTTGTCCGCCACGCCCACGAACACGGGCATGGTGGCGTCACCGGCCTGATAGGCCGGGATGGTCTGGCCGTTGGTCACATCGACGAGCTGAAGGTTCCTGAGGGCGGTTTGCCATCCAAACGTCGTGCCCGAGGACACGGTTTCGCTGGTGAAGACCGTGAGCAGAAATTCGGGCTGCGTGTAGGTCGTGGGGATCGTGAACGTCCACGAAACCGTCTTCCAAGACACGTCGCCCACGGTGATGTGCTGAGTCGGTACCGAGCCGTTGAAGTACGTCGAAGAACCCGGCTGAGAGTTCACGGTCGTGTTGATGCCGATGGTTACGCCTGTGCTGTTCGCAGCGAACCGCCAGCATGCAACCTGGCATTGGAAGGTGTACGTGTTCCCGGGCAGCAACATCCACGGGACCGAAATCCCGTTGCCTGATGGCCCATAGAGCGAGAGCCCTGAAACCGACGACGAGTTAGCGGCATACGTTGTCACGCCGCTCGACGGGTCAAACGAAAGGTTCGTCCCGCTCGCGAGAATCCACGTCCCGGTTTCGTTGTCATCCACTCCAGCGGGGATGCCGCTGTACGTCTGATAGCCGAGGTTCATACCCGGAGGCATCAAGTTCTGTCCGGTCGTGGCGAAGATCCGGACCCGCCGACGCGGCCGGATACGGCCGTAGAACGGTGAGACCGTGCGCAGAGAGAACGAGTCGAAGTAGAACGTCCCCGCGTTGCCGGTGACGACTTCAACGGCCGCTGTAAAGGCATTCGCCGGCGCGGTGACCCCACTGGTGAGGAGCCCCCACGGGAGTGGGTACGCGCTGCCCGTGGACTGCACGGGACGGAGCCCTGCCACGCCATGCCGGTAGTGGTCTGCGACTGTCTGAGGCGTCAGCGCGTGGCGGTACAGCGCCACATCGGCCATGCTGCCCTTGAACCAGCCCGTAGTCGGCTTAGCGACCCACGCACCCGACGGCGCAGAGGCGGAGAAGTCCACATAGCCGAGGACTGGGCGCGAAAGGCTCACGGTCCCCGTGCCGAACTGAACCCCGTCGAGGTAACAAGCACTGCCAGCAATCACCAGGTGATGCCAAAGGCCGTCGTTAACCGGGAATGTGCTCTTTGGCGGGCTCGCCATGTACCCGTTTTGCTGGCAGTACAGGTAGCCGTCCGTGCCGATGTAGGCCACAGGGAACAGCGCGCCGCCGGTCACCGGAGTGCCCGCGCTGCTGATGGTGTACTGCACGGGAGGGTTGTAGCCACCGCTAGCCATCAGCGCCGAAGGGGCATCGGCCAGAAGACCGCCCGGGGTGGTGGTGTTGAACCACAACTCGACCGAAGATACCCCGGCCGACGCGGCGTTGTTCACGACAGTCGCCAGGGGGATACCGCAAGGCTCCGCAACGGAAGACGTGCCATTGAACGCGCCTGCCGAAGCGGTGCCGCCAGCGGCCCACGAGGAGCCAGCGGCGCCAGCCGTCACGTTGTACGTGACCATCGGGTCCCGCCCCGCAGTCGGGGCACAGGAGTTGCCTCCGGCGTCGTTCATCCGGTGGTAGGCCACCGGCATCGATGCGCGGACGACGTCCGCGTACTGCTTCCATGTCGTGTCGTAGTCGGTGCCGTTGCCGAGGTCGTTCCCGGAAGAGTCGTAGAACCGGATTGCCATCTGAGCCTGAAGCGTCCCCGTGAGCGCCATCGACATTGCCGAGGCCCGGTACTGGAGTCCTGGAGTCACTGGGACAGTCGAAGTCCGGACGATGCGGTTTCCCGCCACCCCTGCGGACACAACGGCCTTGAGGCTGGCTGTCCACGACAGCGTGTGCGCGGATGCAGAACTCAGGGTCGTATTCGTTCCCCCCGTGAACCCCGTGCTGTGGCTGGTCCAACCGGTCGAGGTCCGAATGTTGTCGGGAAGCAGTTCCTTGCCGTAGGCGCGGCCCGGAGTGAACCGGCCGTCCGAGTTGTCGAGCGCGACGGTTGCGGTACCGGTCTGGATGTCGTCCAGCTCCGTCGAGCGGCCCCGCTGCGTATCCACCTGCGTCACGTAGCCGGACACGTCGCTGTACTTGACGTACTGGTCCGGAAGGTTCGCATCCCAGCCGATGTGAACACCAAGAGTTGTAGACATACAGAAGGGGCCCCGCGCATAGCGCGGAGCCCCGACCTCCCCCCGTTATTAGAAGGCCCCCGTAAGGCCTGTCTTGCCGCCGTTACGGCGGGCTATCTGGCGGATCTCGTCTCGGATCGACTGAGACATGGTGCGAGCGAAATCCCGCTCAGCCTGGATGCTCCCGGCCACGTTGATAGTGACGGGCACTGTAAAGCCTCCGGCCGGCTGAGCCGGGCCGCCGACTCCGGTAGAGGCCCACAGTTGACCGGCGTTCCTGGCGGCCGTTGCCGCCGCCGTGGTCGCGGTCTGCTGCTGCTGACGGAAGGCCGCTGTAAAGCGGTTGGCCGGCACAGTCACCATGCCCACCACTGCGTCATGGACTGCCTGTGTCTTGGCCGCGATTCCGTTGACGTAGCCCTGACCCGTGTGCCCGCCGACCTCCGTATACAGGCGCGAAGGGCTGTTGATGCCTAGGAAGGACTTCACCCCGTTATAGGCGCCCTTGACGACGCCCACGGCCGAATCCTTCACCTTCCCGGCCATATCCTCTATGCCCTTGATGAAGCCTTCCATCATGTGAAGGCCGGAGTCTTCGAGCCACGAACCAACGTCCGAAAGGACGCCCTTCACCCCGGTTGGCAGATCCGAGGTGAACCACGAATAGACCGCCTTCACGCCGGAGAGGAGGCCATTCTTCAGGCCGGTAAGCAGCTTCGTACCGGTGTCGATAAGCCACTGTCCGGCGTTCGCGAGAAGCCGACCCAGTTCGCCCGGCAAATCCTGGAACCACTTCAGGATATCCGCACCGATCCGCACGACATTGTCGCTCATAGACTTCATGGCGTTAGAAAGAAGCGAAGTCGCGTCATCCCAAAGCGTCTTCCAAATCGCTCCGGCAACCTGCTTCAGCCGCGTAAAACCGTAGGCTATATCCGAGCCGAAAGATTCGACCCGTGCGGCAATCCACTCGAAAGGCGCTTCGATGGCATCCATCAAAAGCTTTCCGCCCTCGACGAATATCTTCACAATCTTGCCGAAGATTACCGCCCGGAGAAGTCCAACAATGAAGTTGAAGACTCCAGAGACGATCTCGGCCAGTCCGTGCCAGATCTTCCCCCAGTCGCCGGTGAAAATCCCCTTCAGGAAATCGAGAAGTCCGAGCGCTACCTCGATCACGCCCTTAACCATCTGGAACACGCCGAGAAGGAATCCCTTAACCACGTCGATCAGCGGGCCGCCGAAAGTGTCAATCAGCCACTTGATCACCGGCGCCAGGAATCCGTAGAGCGAGGCCAGCGCGTCAAGGACCTGCGAGATCAGCGCCTCGAAATCCTTCATGAGCGGCTTCATCTGCTCGAACGCCCAATAAAGAAGTGGGACGACCTTCTTTTGGATGTAGTCGGCCAGCATTTGCAGAATCGGGCGGACCTTCGTCCAGATAAGTTCCATCTTCGGAATCACGACCGTAGAAACGAACTCGCCCCACTGCTTCAGCGCAGGGACAATTTCAGTCTTTACGAATCGGCCGACATCCCGCAGGATCGGAATCAGCATCCGGCCTATGTCGGATGCCACGCGAGCCACAAACGGAACTACCTGAGTGGCGAACATCTTCCCGAACTGAACAACCACCGGGATAACGTCCGACTTCACGAAGCGGCCTATCTCGCCGAGGGCCGGAAGCACCTCGCCGTGCACGACCTTGCCGACCTCAACAAGGCCCTTCGTGAAACCGCTTCCGCCATCCGGACCCTTCGCGGCCTTACCCGGATCGGAAAGCGCAGTCCAGATCTCTTGCCCGTACTTCGCCGCCTTCGACAGGTAGCCCGGAAGGGCCTCCACAAACGGGTCCAGGAAGTTTGCCAGCTTCGGGCCAACCTGCATATAGAAGTGCTGTGCGGCGGACTCCATGGTGGCACTGAGCATGTTGAACGTACCCGAGAGGCCCTTGCTCTTGGCCTGCGCAATCGCGCTCGCCTCGCCCGTCCGGTTCATCAGCTTGATGTACTGGTCAAGGCCTCCGCCGCCCTGCTTGATGGCGGCCATGATGGGCTCAACGCCACGGGCCCCGAATATCGCCTTAAGGTCCGGTGCGATCTTCTCAAGGCTATGGGTGTCCAGGCCCTTGCCGAACTTATCTTGCAACTGCTGGAAGATGTCTGACAGCGGCTTCATGTGGCCCTGAGCATCGAACGCCTGAAGGCCAATGGCCTTGATTGCGTCCTTGGCCTGCTTCGTCGGAGCCGACAGGTTCAGAAGCATCTGACGGAATGCCGTACCGGCCTGCGTGCCCTGAATACCCGCATTCGCGTACATGGCAGTAACGGCGGCCGTCGTCTGAAGGTCAATGCCGAAGTCATGCGCCGCGACGGATGTGTACTTCAGGCCATCGGCCATGTCCTGAAGCGTCTGCGTGCTCGTGTGAGTGGCATTCGTCAGGACGTCCGCAACCGTCGATGCGTCCGACGCCTTAAGGCCGAACGAGTCAAGGACCCGCGTCATCTCCTTAGCGGACTCGGAGTAATCCGTGTTCGTCGCCTTAGCCAGAGCCATAGTCGGCACGAGTTCCGCCATGCCGTCCTTAGACGACGCGCCCGCCTTAGTCAGCTCGTAAAGGGCCTGCGAGCCGTCACTAACGGTCTGGCCCATCTGCGCGAACTTTGGCGACAGCGAGTAGAGCTGAGACTCAAGCGACTTCATCTGATCGTTAGTCGAATGAGTGAAGGCCTGAATCGCGTTTAGGTTCTGCTCGTAGCCCGAGCCGAGATGGTAGATCTCGGCCGCTACCGCCCCGAGCGACGCCGCCGCGCCTACAGCGAAAAGGCCGATGCCCTTAGCGGCACCGCCCATAGACGACATGATCCCGCCGCCGTGAGTGTCCGCCTCGCTATGTGCTCGCTCAAGCCCGTGAGACAGCGACTCAAGCGCGCCGACCGCGCCGAGCGCGTCACCCGCGATGATGACGCGGAGAATCTTCTCACCAGCCGCCACGGTCTACCCCCGAATCCCGTAGCGCTTCCGCATACCCGAGAAACACCCGGTACTCGGACAGCGTTAGCCCCCGTATTTGTGCTGGGGTCCAGCCGTAGAAACGGGCCAGCAATGCCCATTCCTTAAGCCGGTCCAGCTTTAGCCGTTTCCCTCCGCGTCCGCCTCAGCGAACTTCAGATCGGAGATGCGGACATGCCGCGCGTCCTCCAGCGTGAAAGCCGGATTGTCACGACGCTTGACCAGGAAGACCAGCGCCTTGATGACCTTCGCCGAGAGCTGCGCCTCAGACAGGGGGCGGCCCTTCTCGTCAAACGTCCGATTGCCGTCCGCGTCGAGCACGGGACGCGACTTCAGCGCCTCAGTGAGCGCCTGGCCGGTGATCTCCTCGAAGTCTTCGAGGTCGCCAATGCTCAGGTCTTCGGGGTCAAGGCTCAGAACTTCAGACATAGGGGGACTCCTCTTGAAAGTAGGAAGCCCCGCCGACACTTGGCCGGCGGGGCGCTGTAAAGCGAACCGCGGTACTACTCCGCCAGGTCGTTGACCCGGAAGCCCGCTTCTCTCATGAGCCGCATCATGGAAGCCATGTAGATGCGCTCTACGTCCGCGCGCTGTTCGCGAATCGCGGGATACAGGAAGTAGCCGACGCCACTAGCGGGGCCGTCACCGGCCACCCACTGATTGCCGCGCCACGGCTTGAATTGGTTGTATCTCTTGGCGCCGAACTCGGCACCGAAGGCGAAGGCCATTCCCATGCCGAGCCGGACGGACGCCTGCCGTGTGGCCTTCGACGTCGCCAGCGACCCAGCAGCCTTATTCGCGACGCCACCAAGGCCGGACGCCTTCGACTTGGCCGCGTCCTTCACCATGTCGGCAGCCAACTTGTTTGTCTCCGAGACCTGCCCCACAACTTGCGGGGCCGTGGTCTTGACTTGCGCCAGGAATTCATACAGGCCCTCGACCTGGATTTTCTGGCTGAAGTCGTTGGAGTACCTACTAGTGAACTGGCTGCCCCGGCCCTGGCCAGCCTGGTACGGCACTTAGGGCGCCGCGTCCTTCGTGGTGTAAACCACGCTGATAGGCGGAAGCGTGCCGTCATCGAGAGCCAGGCCGGTGAACGAGATCTCGGGAATCTTCATGCCGTCCACGTGCGGAGCGCCGCCGTCGAAACGAGCATTCGGGATCGTGACCTGAAGCGCGCCGCCCTGCGGAGTCGCCCAGTTCATGACGATGGACGCTGTAGCCCCGGCGTTGGTCGTGGACGCAACCCGGTTGTACTGAGCGATCCCGTCAAACTCGCCCTTCATCTCCCAGTTGATCGCGCGAAGCTCCTGCTCAAGGGGCTCCTTCTTCACGCCGTTGTTGGCCATGAAGTACCGGTCAACCTTCAGCTTGTTGTCGCCCTTGACCATCACGTCAT